GGAAACTGGGCACAGCATCAGAAACGGTGGAATCGTACTCAATGATTTCACCGGGCACACCCGAGTATTCAACCTGGGCCTGACGGCTCATAAGCAATGATGGGTTACCGAACCGTTTGGCATTCTCGGAAATCTGGGTGCGGATCATGTTGAGTTCCGTCTGGGGGTCACGGAGCTGTGAGGTCACACCACGGGAGAAGAACTGGCCCGGAACCTGAACGGAGGTGAAGTGAACATACGGGTTCGCATCGAACGGTTCCTCTTCGACAAGCATGGTGTCGTTTGCGTAAATCACATGCCACCCGTTCGGGTACATCGAACACGGCTTCGCCCAATACTCATAAACCTTCACGCCCTCATACGTTTGGGGGTCCTTGCCGTACAAGTTGTCCGGGGTGAGGGTTCCAAGGCTAAGGCCGGTGGGAACATCGGCGTCCGGGGTGGGGGTGAAGTCCCTGCCGTCCACACTCTTCGGGTAACGCTTCTTCACGTACTCCATAGAACGGATCTTCTCTTCAAAGCACCATTCAAGAGTGTCCATTGATTTGGCCAGCGGATCGGGGAAGAACTCAAACGGGGAAATGACCTCCACGTTCACATCGCCCGCAGCCACAGACTTGACAGTGGTGTTGGCCTGAACTTCCGGGGGGAGCAGGTTGCCCTCATCGGCCCTAAGCGGGGTTCCGTCCTGCGGGTTCATAATCGGCTTGCCATCCGGGGAGAAAAGGAAATCCTGGCTTTCACCAAGCGTCGAATCCCAATACACCTTCCAGAACCCATCCGAACACACATCCGACCACAACACAGCATCAAAGAGTTTCGACTGAAGGTTGAGATTCGTCCAGTCTGCTTCCACCACACGCTCACCCACACGGGCAGCCTCAACATCGGAATCGTCGGCGGTGAACGGGGTACACACAAACACCGGCTTGTTCTTCACCTTCCGGGCCGAACGAGAAGTAACCACCGGCAGGATACGGTTGTCCACACGGAACTCACGGTTGCCCATGTTCACGGGGGTCAGCCTTTGCGCCGCCCACCGAACCCACTGGAACCCCGAAAAGAACGCTACGTTCAGGAACCAGTCCGGTGTGTAAGCGTTCTTGTTCTGCTGGGCTTGACGGAACTTGGTTTGAAGTTCCTGTACGGATTCATGTGTCGGCATTGTTGCCATTCATGGTACCGCCTTGAATGGTGCCGATCAGGTGCATTTCATCCTCTGGCTCAGTGGGGGGAACCTCAACACGATGGGTGGGGATCTCGGGACGGACGATCTCCGGATGCTGGATACGGGTAAGCAGCTCGGAAGTCCGGGCCTCATAAGTAGATGTAAGCCTGTCAATGTGACGTAGAAATAGCCATACGGTGGCGGGGAGTGCTAGGGCCAGGAGCCCGGCTAGAACCATCATGTGATCCCCGCTGTATATGCAGCCAGTATCTCCCCGGCGGTCAACGCCCGCTGGTGTGCTGATACCCATGCCTGCTTGCCGTCGAAGGGGTCGGACGTTGCGGCGCGGACCCCAATCTGAAGTCCGGTCCAGGTCATCCCCGTCATGTCTACGGCGGGCGAAGCGGGGCTGCCGGTGTATGCCTCCACCCCGTTCACGTAGAACGTCACGGTGCCTGTGTTCAGGGTTCTCACAAGCGCCCAATGGGTCCAAGCCCCTGCGGGTATCGCGGCTCCGGTGAGGGTTACTGGTGAATTGCTCCACGACCATTCGACTCCGGTGCCCCCCGAAGCGAGACGCAAGTAGGAACGGGCCGACGAGTCGGAAGTCACGGCGGAGAAGATCACGTCAGCGTTGGTAGTCGCGTCCCGGTACACCCATCCCATTAGGGTCCTCGAAGTGCCTGAACTGAAACACCCAATGTCCGATGCGGAAGCGTTAGCGGTACCCGTCCACCCCGCCTCCCCGGAAGCCAGCTGGGCGGTGGTGGGGAAAAAGGTGCCTGCTGAGGATGCGGCCTCGATTAGGAGGCCGTCTATGTAACTGAGTTCGGCTGCTGCGCCTGCGTTAGTGGCGTCACAATACGCAACCAATCCAACGTAAGCTGTCAGCGCGGGCGAGGTGGCTGTAACGCTGAAGCGCGTCCAGGCGTTCTGCGTGGTGGCGGATGCGGTGCCAAGATAGGCAGAACCGATAATTGTGCCACCCGAGTCGTAAAACCTAAGCGCCGCACGTCCCTGCCTGCTGGCAACCGTGTGGTACAGGTAGAAGCTGAACGTGTATTGAACTGCGGGGGAAGCCGCGACCGCCGTGGTGCTAGTAATAACCGCCGCGGCCCCGGCTGCCGTAGAGGTCAAACGACAAGAGTTTGTTCCGTTATAAGCTTGTGTAGAACTCTGTGCGAGTGTCGCGTTGCTTCCGCTCAACCCCGTTACGTTTGTCTCAAAAGTTGGGTTGATCCAAAGGTTCCGCCGTGTTGCATAGGTGGTGGTGATCCGGTCATCCGTGCCATCGAAATCAGTAGCACCATTATCCCCCGATGTGAGGGGCCCGGGGGTGTAGCCACCCGCCGTAAGCCCGCCCGCTGCGGTTCCGTTGCGGCTATTGCCCGAAAGGTCTGTGAGCGGTGCCGTTTTGGACAGCGGCAGAAAGATTGACGGGGCAAGGTCCATAACCGCCGCCTCATACGGTGAGGCAACATAGGTGGCCCCAACACCCAGGGCACCGTCTGTGTCACGAATGAACCCGGTTACGAACACGCCCGATGTTGGTGTTTCCTGTACCGAGAGATAACCGTCTGCGTTAGTGAGGAAGCCCGGCGTTTGCGTGTAAATGGGGCTTGCTACCTCCGTGGCGATAGCCAGCCTGCCATCAGCGTCCGTGACAAAACCCGGGACCACTGTGCGTACTTCTTCAGCCGGGGTGTAAGTGGCAACGAGCCTGCCATCGGCATCGGTAAGGAAACCGGGGATTACGGTTCCAAATACCTCTGCTGCCGGTTCCGTGGTGAGGACAAGGTTACCACTGCTGTCCGTGACAAAACCCGGAACTACGGTCCCTAGGTATTCACTTGCCGTCAGCGCCACTAGATGCCTTCCGGCGCTCGCTCTTATGGCGGGACGCCTTTACGGTGGCCAGCTCTTCCTTGCGTGAATCAGGCCCAATGATCCGGCTTCTGCCACCAGGCCGCTTGATAGGGAAATCAATGGTTGCGTCAATCGTGTCGTTCAGGTACACAATTGACTTGTCCTTGGCCCGGATTTCCTTTTCCAGTTCCTCAATGTGTTTGCGCTGCTCGCTGATCTGGCCGCGCAGATCGGCACCGTCCTCAAAGCCGATAGCGTTGGCGGCTGCTTTCACGCAGTCATCGCACACGATCAGGTCATCAATGACAACGGGTTCGCTGGCCCCCGGGATCACAGGCCCGTCATAGGCCACTTCAAAGTCGATGAAGCCCATGCCCGGCTTGACGTTCGGTGGTTGATAGCAAACGCTGCAATATGCAGGATTGGGATCGGCGCGGCGCATTACTTCTTCGCTTTCTTCGCGAGGATCATTGCCAGCTTCGCTATGAGGCGACTGCGGCTGTCCTTTTTCATTACGCCGAGATGACGAAAGAGGCGTTGTTGCGAGCAACGAAATCATCGGTGGCAACGGTGGCGAACTGAGTGTTCAGCGCGTCATAGATGGCACCCATCGTCACAGAACCAGTGCGGTCCTGAATGGTGATGTGGATTTCCTTGTTCAGCTCATCCGTGTCAACGTTCACAACAGCGTCATCGCACATTGCTTCGGTCTGAGTCGCGGTGTAAGCAGTTTCAATGCTGGCCATGAAGTTCCTTTCGGGTTACGCGATAAAAGATAGCACCTACGCTGCCGGTGGGGGAGGCTTAGCAACCTTCTCCCAATCGGTACGCATGGAACGTTGAATCTGTGTTTCGTTTGATTCGGCCCGGAGCTTCGGCGCATACGGTCGGGCCATACAGATATAGCGTTCCGGGTCCAGAAGGTGGTCATCCTTTTTTACCGGGGCGTCCGGGGCATCGGACTCCGAGCGCCCGGGCTTCCGCCACCTGTACCGTTTCTTCTCCCGAATAAGGTTTTCGCAATTCTCTGTTGTCAGAAGTGCGTCATTTTCCAGACGCACCTTCACGTTGTTGATGCCCGCCGTCACCGAGTTCTGCCCGGGAATGGTGGTGACACCATGATCCATGAACTCCATTTGGTCGGAGCGGCCCGTTTGTGAGGCCCGGTTTCTCGCCGCCGGATCAATCACGTAAAACAACGGCTGGATGCCGTAATGGGCGTTCGTTTTGTGGATTTCCTGACAAACCTGGGCTATGGTCATGTCTTTGTAATAGCCCTCTTCAAACTCAACTATGGTGCCGTCCTGACCGATGTATGCCCACAAAACACCGCAGGCATGGCGGATTCCCGGGTCAATTCCCACGATCACGTTTACGTTCGGTGGCAGCTCATCCATTGCCGGGATCACATGCCTGTCCGGTTCAAACTCGTTGTAGATCAACCCGTGCAGAGCAACGAACCGACCGAGTTTCCGGGCTAAAACCTGCTCTTTGCTGAACCCCACCAAAGCAAGGTCTTTTTCCCGTTCGCTAAGGGCCGGGTTGTCATCCATTTCCACAAGCACAATCGCCACATCGGGATCTTCCACATGATCGGCATTGTTGTCAGCCTTCTCGATGTACGGGCTCAACCAGTCATACATGTGGGAGATACCGTTCGTAGGGGTGAACGTGAACACCAAATCGCCCTCCCGGGCCATGGTACGAATCCTGGCCTCCCTCAAATGCCCTGCGGGGGGTTCCTCATCCAACATGACCCGATCCACCGAAGCACCACCCCACTTGTCCTCTTCCTGCTCATACGTTTTGAACGCGAACGTGGACCCGTTCTTGAAATGGAGGGTGTGGAGCTGCTTGTCATACGCGCTCTGCCAGGAGTCACCAACGAGCTGTGACACCGGCACCCACTCTTGGAGTTTTTGGAAGATGACCATTTCGACCACTTCACGGGTGTTGCCCGCTATCCATGCCCTGAACGGTGGCCGGAACTTTTTGAACTGACGGAGGTGTTCAGGGACCGCCGATTCGTCAATGGCCTGAATGATGCAATCAATGCTTCCGCAGGTCGTTTTTCCCGACTGGTTGCCACCAATGAAAATCTTGTTTTTGGAATCGAACGCATGGAAGATGCGCTGCTTGCTGTGCGGCTGGTAGAAAAGGAGCGGATTGGTTTTGCGGGCATGTTCCAGATCCCGCAACGCTTTGAGTGCCGCGTCCTGCTTGCGTTTCGGTAGTAACGCTAGTTTTTCTTCATCAATGTCTAGGGGGCCTGGCATCCGGTGTTAGCGTACCGGATCGCCGGGCCAACCAACACCATCCCTCGCGGCCATTCCACGTTGCTCGGATGCCAACGGTCCACTGACGATGAATCAGACATGGGTTCCCTTCGGATTAGGGGCGGCAAAGCCGCCTGTCGTTTCGGGGTGGTTCATGCTGCCGCCTTCCGTCCAGCCCAAGCCTTCTCAAACTCCGCCCGGTCCCTCGCCTCACGCTCGAACATTTCCGTGAGGTCCAGTTCCTTCACCACCTTCGCTTTGTGAACCCGGAACTTCCCGTCAGCGTTAGGGATCGCCGCAATGTCCTTCGCGGTGAACTCGCACACCAGAATGCGATGGCCTTCCCGGTGTTCGTTCAAGCACCACGGCAGGGTGGCTAGGTTGATACCAGCCCCGCAATCTTGCGCCTCGTCAGTGTCGGCCTCCGCCTGGACGGTTGACCCGATCTCATAGGTGATCGGGTTCTCGCTGTGGATCGGGCTTTTGAGATCGGCGGTGACGAGCTTGTACGCCCTGATTTTCCCTACCTGTTCGCGGAGCAGAAGCAGCTCGTTAGAGCGTTCCGGTTGGAGTCCTTTGGCGTACCCGAGATCGGCGGACCTGAGATTGGCGAACCCGAGATCGGCGGACCCGAGATCGGCGAACCTGAGATCGGCGTACCCGAGATCGGCGAACCTGAGATTGGCGGACCCGAGATTGGCGAACCTGAGATTGGCGGACCTGAGA